TGGTTAGCTTGTATCTTCTGGAATACGTCGTCGTTAAGGTGGATTGACTGATAATAGAAATCCTCAGCGGCTTTCTTCTGGCGTTCGAATGCGTCGACGGATTTCTTAGCGGCCTTGTCTGCGGAATCACCTGTAGAACCGCTGTCCGTACCTGATACCTTAAACTTACCTAACCCCTCGGCCTTGGCCGCTTCTTTATCGATGTCGTAAGCCGCGCGCTTCAATGCGATAAGGTCTTCCTGAGCTTCTACCTGTTCACGGAAACTTTTACGTGTCAGGTCAGTCACAGCTCTTTGGGTATCCATAGCAAGCGCTAACTGGAAGTTAAGGTTCTTGGCCTCAGCTACCGACTCTCCCGGCGTCAATGCGGCCTTTACAAGACGTCCTGCATCCTGAGCACCTTTAACCATATCTTCAAAAAACCGCTCCATTGCCGTAAATTCCTGGGCAATGAAGTCCAGCGCATCCGCCGCTGACTCAGCTATCGTAGATGCGGTCTCCTCTCCGCTTCCGGTAATGCTTTCACTGGTGTAAGTCCAGGCGGAGTTCAAAGCGTTTAACGCGTCTGCAACCATCCCAAACGCCGCGTCGAATGAAGCCTCTATCGCACCCCCAACATCGGATGCCATGTCACCCCACATCCGCATCTCGGCTACGAACTCACCGGATGCGACCTGAGCGTTTATCTCCTGTATCAGGTCGTCAATATAACGTAAAGGTTCCGCCAGCGACCCTACATCCAGACTAGTAGCGAGAGTCATCTTCAACTGGGACCATGAGTCCTCCGCACTAGCGATAGCTCCGTTCAGGGTATTAGCCTGGTCAGCCATCGCCCCGGCGAAGTTAACGTTGCCTATGTTGAGGAGATATTGCTCAATATCGGCAGCGTTTTTCTTAACTACAGTAGTCGTCCCCTGGAAGGTAAATTCGATATCACTTTGGTTCTGCTTGGCTTTAATGCCGAATTCTTTCAGACGTTCGAATTCAAAGGTGCTCGCATCTGCGACGGCCTCAATCATCTGGTTAAGGTCTTTACCCATCGCTGATGCAGTATTGCCGTAAGAGCGTAGCGCTTCTTCTGATGGGGTGAGGCCTAGAGCTACCAGTTTACGGAACCCTTCTACCGCCTGTTCAAGGCCGTAAGGTGTGTCACGAGCGAAGTCCTGTAATATACTCAGGGCCTGTTTTGCACCTTGTGTGCTTCCGGTTAGTGTTTTCAGGCTGGCCGACATCTTATCCAGTTGCCGTTGTGACTCGACTAGTTCCTGAGCCGCCTTATAGGCTGTAGCGGCTACAACGGCGGCCAGGCCGGTAAAAGCGGCGCCCGCAACTTTTGCGGATTTAGAGAGGTTATCAAGACGGTCTGATGTGGCCTTCGCGCCTTGTTCGGTTACCTTTACTACTAAGCTAGCTACATCAGCCATCGTTTCTGCCCTCAAAAATGGCGTCTAAGCCCATGATAATTTCAGATTCAAACATCCCTATATTCTGACCTGAAATAGTGCTATATGCCACTAAATCCGACCAGCTAAGTTGCTCTCTCGGATATAGCTTTACGCCGTCGTCATCGACGCGGCGGGTAAATTTAACATCACGATACTTCTCAAAAGTGGTTAGTAGTTCAGGGGGGCATTCAGGCCCGGCGTCCTGCGTTGTTTCTTCCGCGTCTTCTATTACCCCCATAGCGATAAGCGCGGCTTTGTGCCCGTCGGCTATACTGTCAAACTTGCGCCTTTCGTGGCGGGTTATGAAGTTCCAACGGGCAAACTGAAACAACGCGTCTACTTTTCCTGCAATTGACGCAACTGTTCGTGGTGGAATACGACTACATGTTCCGCCAGGCGCTTATATTGGGTGAGAAGAGTCTTAAGATTTTCCTTAGTGAACTCGTCATCAAGACTCCAGCCATTCACCAATTCGAGGGCCAATTGCCGGTTTAGGTCTCCCGCCGCGTCTTCCATTTTTAAATTGTATTCTGAGAAGTCTTTTTGCTCTTCGCATTTATCCCGAAGCGGTTTTAATTTACCTACCGCCGCTCGGTACGCCAGGGTGAAGGCCCGCATAGCTTTAACCGCAACATCAGCCTCAGGAGAGACAACGTTCAACCATTCCCCTGAATCTGTACCATCTTTTAAAGGAATCGGCATACGCGCGCCTTTCTCGGCTTCTGCTTCGTAGTAAAAATCGCTAAGTTTCATAGTAATGCCCTTTGGTTAGTCGGTTACTGGTTGGTAGTTGCGCCAGGCGGGAACCACCCGCTTTTCCGGTGCGACCGTAGACGCCAAATAAGAATAACAAAATAGCTTGCATGACCGTTAATAGTGTCCTATTATCTCTACGTCAACTAAACAATATGAGGTTAAGAACATGAGCGTTTTTATCGGTATTATCGCGTTTATCTATTTCATCCCGTTCCTGGTAGCCTTGCTACGTAATCATAAAGCGAAATTAGGAATATTCGTATGTAATCTTTTACTGGGGTGGATTCTTCTGCCGTGGGTTGGGGCTCTCATCTGGGCCTGTAACTCTAATGTTAATGGTAAATAATCTGGCTAAATTAAACTTACATTATTAGAATCAGATTTGTCTTAAACAATCAGGAAATAAGCATGGTCACTCGCAAAATAACAGATGAACAGTTGCAACAAGAGCTAAATGCCGGGCTCGGCCCGACTGAAATAGCTAAGAAGTACAACATGTCACGCCGTAATGTTCAGCTTCGTTCCGCGCGCCTGGCAAAGAAAGGAGTTGGCCACGGTCGCGACGTAAGCCACCTTGTACCTGATGGGTATAAGATTAAGGGTACGTCGTCACTGGTAGATGAATTCGGTAACACGAAACTTCAATGGGTGAAAACAGATACTGATGCTGAACGTCAGGTAGAATTAATGCGAGCCGTTGTGGATGAGATGAAAAAAGATTTACCTAAATATAAACCTGTCACTTTGCCCAAAAATGGCACAGATGACGACTTACNTCAATCTTTACACAATAACGGACCATCACATTGGGATGCTGGCGTGCCAAGAAGAAGGTGGAGATGATTACGACACCACAATCGCGGAATCTCTCGCAGTTGACTGGTTCAACAGTGCGGTTTGTATGAGTCCTCCGAGTGGTGAATGTATCATTAACTTCTTAGGAGACCAAATGCACTACGACGGCATGAAGGCAATGACCCCTATGAGCGGTCATATTCTTTCAGCGGATAGTCGCCTGTTTAAAATGATACGCACGGCCATTAAGGTTATCAAGCTGGCTGTCTCGCTGTGCTTACGAAAACACAAGAAGGTTAAACTTCTTATCTGTGAAGGTAACCACGACCTTAGTTCTTCTTTGTGGCTCCGGGAGATGTTCTATGAGGTATACGCAAATGAGCCTCGCATCGAGGTTAACCGGGAGGTGTCGCCGTATTATGCGTACAAGTTTGGGGCTTGTATGATTTCAGCACATCACGGGCATTGTTCTAACTTTACTAAGGTAGAGCAGGCTATAATCGGTAAGTATCGGGGGATGTACGGGCAGTGTAAGTTCACATATGTCCATACGGGTCACCTCCACCACCGGGCGGTTAAAGAGACTAATCTTCTAATTGTTGAGCAACACCAGACATTAGCGGCTAAAGATGAGTATTCTAGTAAAGGCGGATATTATTCAGGTAGAAGCGCAAATGTGATTACGTACCATAAACGATATGGTGAGGTGTCCCGTATAAGTATACCTGTTGAAATGCTGCGAGATATGAACCCCAAATCAACATACTAAAATACAGGTGAAAGGATGGATTGGAGTGAGGTTTTTAGCTACAAAAACGGCTATAAATAGGGCATAAAGATGACTAACAAATACAATCGCACAATGACAAATACTGACGGAGATAGTATTACCTGTGATGTGTACGACGTTCTGAGGGCATTTGACATCCGCGACCCAGCGCTACAGCACGCGTTGAAGAAACTGTTGTGCATGGGCTTGCGGGGGCACAAGGACACAGGAACCGACTTAGCAGAAGCAATTGAAAGTCTGGAGAAGTTACGGAAATACCGTAGTAATATTGATGAGTGAGAAAAAGGCCCCTTTCGGGGCCTTTTTTTTATCGTCACGATAAAGAATCTGATTTGAACGATAAGCATGTTCGAAGTTAAATATAACCATACCAACAAGAGGAGATGAAACCATGAACGGATTAATGAATGTTAGTGAAGCACAAACCATGTCCAGCCGTGAGATTGCGGAATTGACGGGGAAAGAACACGACAACGTACGACGCGATATATTAAAAATGGCACAGGAACTTTCCCTCAATTTTGAGGAAAAGGTTTTGCCTTCAAACGGTGGCAGACCAAGTAAGGTATTTCTCTTAGACAAAGAAAATACATTAATCCTGATTTCAGGGTACAGCATCAAAATGCGCGCTGCCATCATCCGCCGTTGGCAGGAACTGGAGTCACAAGCGAGCAAACCATCCTTACCGGTGCCCAAGACAATGGGGGAGGCTTTAAGGTTGGCTGCGGACTTGTGGGAGGAGAAAGAACGCCTTGCGCTTGAGAACAAGGAAATGGCACCAAAAGCTGATGTCTACGACCGCATCATCGACAGAAATAACTTGTACAACGCGACGCAGGTGGCTCAGAAGTTTGGTCAATCTGCCGTGTGGATGAATAAACAACTTGAACAATTTGGCGTATACAATCGTTCCGTTAAGCGAGGACGTGTCTTTCAGCAATGGTTTGTGGATAAAGGCTACGGCATCATGAGGGAAACAGAAACTGGGCATTCACAGGCTATGTTCTTCGCTGAAGGTGAAATGTGGATTATCGGTAAGTTAACCGAAGAAGGCTTGATTTAAAACTAAGGCCCCGAAAGGGGCCTTTTTCTTAGGCGTACTTAATGCGCTGGATAACAATTGAAGACTGGAACTGGTTGCCGGTTGCCTGGCCCTCAAGAGAAAGGGTGACAGATTCGGGACCACCGATTTCCGGAGTTGCTGATGTCAACGAAGCGCGTTTTAAGGTGAAACTCATGGCACCGTCTGGGCCGTTCAGAACAGAAGATACCTCCATTTGCGTTTCGTTCAGGAATTTATTCAATAACGTCATGTCGTACAGCTTACCCGCCAACGAGAAGGTGTTAGCCGCGCGGCCACGTTCGACAAATGCCACGCTGTTATTTCCTAACTCGAACTGTGCGGACGCGCTGTTGTCGTTAGTAATGGTGAACGTGTCGATAAGTTTAAGCGGAGCGGCGCCGTCATAGGCGGATACGTCAACCGATGCAAACGGACGGGCGCTAAAATTGGTCGTGAAATCTGAACCACTCGGCGGTGCTTGTAGGATTTCCTGATTAAGACCAATGAACGGGAATGAGCCTGTAACCATCGCGTTAACGGCTTGTTCGATGGTGAACCCTGTAAATTCAACACCACGAGTTATGATGTACGAATCAGGATTTCCGCATTTACCTTTCAACCATGTCAGGATTGAATAGGTTTTACACAAGTTACCGGTTTCAAGTTTATCTGCGATACGCAAATTGGCTTGAGCGTCTGATTCAGCGGTAAGGGTGTGCTGGATGCCCGCTCCGGTTATAACTGTAGCTGTGACAGCCGTGACCATGAACGCTTTGTCGTTATTTCCGGATAAACCGTCGAACTGGACAAGGTCGCCAACTTCAACACCGTCTGTTTCAAAACTACCGTTTGTGCGTGTGAAAGTTTTCGCCACCGGGTCTACGGTAACGCTGATTCCAGATTTAGTGGAACCTGCTACCCAGGAACTGGTCATTGCGCCAGCAAGCAACTCATCCTGGCTTTCCGCGCTAAGTTCAATAGCATATTCACCAGTTACCTGACGGTTACCGGTGCGGATAGATGATGTTTCACGGCTGCCGTCCAGTTCATTAGAGATGAGGGCGTCGCGGGTTACGGCGGGAATACCCCCAGTGTTGCGCAGTGGTTGCCATACCGGGTTAGCGGGTGTTACCCCCGGCGTCGTCTCAAGAACGTAAAACTGCGCGGCCATCGCGCCCTTATATGGTTGTAACGCCATTATCTAATCCTCGCTGTAAATGCTATGAAATTAATTGAGAGAGGCCTCTTCGCCCATCCATTCTCAACAATAAGAGGACCGAGGCTTACTGATTGTACCTCAGCACAGATTTCGTTACGACTAAAACAGTTACCGGCGGCGAAGGCGGCGTTTAGCTTATCAGCTAATCGGTTAATAGGAGCGCTACCTAGGGCCGACCCGGCGTTAATGTCCACCTGATAAACACCCGCCCGTTGTTCAGTCCAGAACAAGTCGGCTTGTTCCGTATCTGACAACAGCATATAACTCGCAAGATACGGCGTATCAGTAGATGTCGGCGCGTCTATGTTCTCTAACGCGACCTTGGTATCGTTGTCCATGCCGAATGTCACCAGTGCTGTGTCAAATGCTTTCGTTAAGTCCTCAAAATATGTTGCCATTATTTCACCTTAGAGGCTTCTTCATTTAGTAGTTGCTGGAACCTGCTGACGTTAGTCCTGACCATACCTTGCGGGGCCTGTTGCGACCAACCATACTCAAGGCGCTGCGCATACGGCAAATTGTTAGTTAGAGTAAACGTGTGCCAGTCAGCGGCATTTAGCACGAAATTAGCGGCATTACTGGTCGCCGTGGTGCCAGCTTTATCGGTAGCGTCCGTAGTTCCGTCGGCGGGAGTACCGCCGGACGCCATCCAGTTCATACGAAAGCGACCTGTATCTACAGGACTCGCTTTGATAATCGCAGAAAACAACTTGATAGATACCTGACGAATTACCTTTTCAGGATTCTTCTTAGCCTTTTCCACGAACTTGGACACATCAAGAGCAAAACTCATTTTCTCACCTGAATAAAGTACGCTACAACGTCATCGTTAACCATCTTCTTCTCAATAGCAACTACAGACCATTGTTCACCGCTAAACTGCACCTTGTCATCCATCTTCGGAACTACGCTGTAATCTGCTTTAACCATCATGTCACCCGCCTGTATAGTAGTTCCGTTTACCAGTCCAGCGTTAACAGGTACAGGAACGGATTTAAGAGGGACCGTCGTGTCCACCCCCCAAACGTACTCACCTAAAACAGGGTCCCATGTTTTCTGGCCTTTGCGCACCAAAGTTACTGTGCTGCCGTATTTTGTTAGCAGGCGTGTCCCTACACCTTGCATCCTTTTACTGAAAGCGGTGCTCATTACGCAGCCTCCAGTCTCGAGATAACCAATAAGGCTGACGGCGCTACACCCCACGAAGTAACCGTTGCCGCTTGTGGGTACAGTCCGCCGAAGTTAGAACCGGCGGCGTCGCGCATAATCTCTACCGTAAAAGTCTGCCCGGCTGCGGCATTCACAACAACACGAGATTCAATGGGGGTTGTGGATTCCGCACTCGCCAGTTTAGTCGCGGCTGGTGATCCGAATTGCGCACCTCCGAGAAGAACACGCGACAGAAGGATGGATGTTCCGCTCGCCCCGGTGCGCCCAGCCTGCAATTTAACACGGATAGCGTAGTTACCAGCGGCGTTGAACGTAACTACCCCGGATGCATTAATCATCACAGGGTCAGCGCTTGTTTTCTGTGCACCACCAAAGGCTACAGTTAATGCCGTGCCGGTTGTAGTAGGTGCCTGGATATCCGCAGACGATGCACGAAGTACTTCCACTTCCTTGACACCATATAGCATAGAGTCAGCCATCTGAGTGGTAACTTCGCGCAACTTTTCAGGTGTAATTAACCCGGACTGGTTATCAGGGAAGTTGGCACCGATAAGGGAAAATATTTCTGATTTAGTCTTAGCCATGATTAACCCCTGAAAACATTAAAGGAGTAGGCGTTATTGCTACCGCATAAAAGAGGACGTAGCGCATCATCGGCTGCTGTGATGCTTACTGTACCGCCTGAGTAGCCATTCTTAAAGTAGGACACGGTTACCGCACCCTCAACTCGTTCGGTCTGAACCTCTCGCCCGTCTGTAGACCCTCGAACGTCGGTACCCGCGCCATACTCTACGGCGGCCATTACCTGAGCCTGAACAATTAACGGAGGGATAACGTTGGACGGTTGAGGGAACCCGTGTAGGGTAATACCGGTTCTCGGGAACGCCAGCGCCTGGCTAGCGGATACACGGCGCCCGCACATCTGAGATTCAAAAAGCCCAACATATACAGCGCCATTACGGAGAGAGGCCTCCGCTGCGATATCATCTTCCGGTAGTTCGAGACCGTACTTAGCAGCCAGTGCGCGCCCGTCTTCCAGGCTGACGTAAGAGTCAGCATTTGGGAGGCCTTGCCCCGTTTCCACGATAAGCGGCATAAATTATTCCTCTACACTTTTACGGCGACGACGCTGCTTAGGTTCACCACCGCCGTTGTAATTCGGTTCTTCGGCCGCTGGCTGAGTTTCGATTAATGCTTCCGGGTTCGCTTCTTCGCGCATCGGGACTAACTGCCCGTCAACCTCGACCACACCCTTGTATTGTTCCCGTACTACGTAATTATCTGTCATGTCCAATCCTTAAAGCGGCCCGAAGGCCGCGCGTATTTAACTTACGGTTACTACTGTGCTATCCGAGATAATGTTGCCATATCCGTCTTGTGCGACAACTTTATATGCACCTGAGTCCGCGGCTACGGAGTTAGCCTTCGTGTAGGTAAGGTCGGTCGCACCGGAGATTGCGTTATTATCCTTATACCATTGAACCGTTTTGGGGTCCATTCCGTTAGCGAGTACAACGGTCAGGGTGATAGCCTGACCTGCGGTTACCGCAGTAGTATCATTTAGACCAGTAGAGAAACGCAACGGCATCACGTTTTCCATATCAATCTCTACCTGCCCGTCCTGCGGGCTGTCATCAGATACTCCAACAATACGACGTTTAATTACATCAACCATTTTTATCCTCCTCAGGATACAGTACCAGCGTTTTTAAGGGCAGTTAACAGATTAGTAACGGCAGTGCGCAGGGAAGTCACATCGGTGCGCAACTTATTGTAGTTAGACACCAACGCGTCAAACTCTTCTTTCGTAGGAGCGGCTGCTGCGGCTGCGCCACTACCGGCACTAATCGCTGGCGGTGCGGCTACAGTAGCAGATTTTTTAACCCCTCCGATTGCCGTTGTGGTGGCGGCGGGAATATCTAATTCCGCGTTAACCAGACTGCGGGGCAGCCCTTTACCTGTCTTTGACATTATGTAGTCTCCGTATAAATGAAAAGAGGGACCGAAGTCCCTCAAGAGTATACCCTACGATTAAGCACCTACACCAGTTACCAGGAACGCAATTGGCACATGCTTACGGTCGACTACACGGTTCCAGTTGGCGGCGTTAGCCAGGTCCTGCCAGCTAGCGGAACGGGCGATAGTCTCGGTGCCGTTGCCGGTGATTACAGCGCTAGTGAAGCTGTAGCCGAACGGATGCAGCAACCACGTTTTACGCGTCCACAGGGTTTCAACACCGCCGCCGTTGCCGCGGGACGCTTCGCGCTCGTATTCCAGCGGCATCTCAGGATTGCCTTCGCCGTAACCGATAGCACCCTGGCCGAAGATGATGGAGATGAATTTACGGCTAGTGCCCTGACCAACTACGGTCATGCTGTCATCGACGATGACGCGGTAACCCTGGTAGGTGGCGAACATGGTGTTGTTCTCAGCGTCACGGATGAAGTCGATAAGCTGAGCTTTACGCGCCTGCGCATATACGAAGCTGTGCATCGCGATAGCACCGAGAACCTCGCCACCATTACCCATCAATGCATCACCCATAGTCTGGGTAGCATCGATGAATGCACCTGCGTCGAAGCCTGAAGTTGCAGAAACATCGACCACCATGTCGTTCCGCTCGTGATATGCATCAGTAGCGGATACGTTGTCGTTGTACAGACCGAGGGCGGTAGCAATCAGACGACGCTGTGCCTGGCGCTGCCAGAAGTTATCCAGGCGAGAGGCTACAGACTGCAATGGATTCTGGCTAGTCAGTTCGACAGTCAGGTCGGCCTGGCCGAAACCTTCGTTCAGGTAGGCAACGCGGGCCATCATTTCACCGGTCTGAATAGCGCGCGGGGTAGCAATATCCTGATACACATCGTTCGAATAGTTAGGTTCGATAGAAGTATCGATAGCTTTCCAGAACGGCAGGTTAGCGATGTTAGACGGGCCGCGGGCAATCTCAGCAGCATACGGAGTTGGAGTCAAAATTCCGGAGTCGAAAAACGCGGTTTTCTCTACCGGGTCTTCGGTCATGTAAGACGCCAGCACAGGGATATTGCCAGTTACGATGTTGCCAATAGTGGTAATTGCCATTATTTATTTCCTCAGGGCTTTAAGTTGCCGTTCAAATTCGGCAGGGTTAGATTTATAGAGAGCCAATCGCTCACTTTCACTCATATCTTTAAACGCTGGTGCGGCCCCGCCGCCTTTATTCCCGGAAGCCCCGCCACCGGAAGCTGCATTTGCTTTAATCAAATGCGAAAAAGCTTTATGTTCGCGCAGGTATTTGCGGAACTGCTCAGGGTCGGTAGTAACTACGTTACCATCCGCACCCATGAATTTAGTCACTACGTCTTCACCTTCAAATTCAGTCTTAACGAACGGTGCCAGGATTTCTACCGCTTCTGGGGTGATAAAATCACCAGCGAAAGAACCTAAAACAGCCTTACGTTCGCTACCAAGAATACGCGCCGCTAAAGATGCGTAACGCTCTTCTTTCTCTTTCAGTACAGGTTCATACTGACTACGAATCGTCTTTTCAAATTCGTCCATTTTACCGGCGGCCTTCAAGGCTTCCTGGTGGGCGCGCTGCCGTTCTTCTTCGGCTTCTTTAGCCCGGCGAGCAGCTTCCTTTTTCTCGCTAAGGAGCGCTTCCTGATTTGCCTTGAGCCCGGCCACTTCTTTCTCAATCAGGGCCTGCACTTCTTCGGCGGTGTACATTTTTGGTGCATCACCTGCACCAGATTTATCTTCTACCCCGGCTTCTTCCTGGAGTGGATAGTGTAAAAAACGATTCATAGTCAATATGTCCCCTGGACTTTAGGACACCGGGCCACCCGGTGTTTCTGTAACAAGAATAAATTATTCCACTTACTAAGGCAACTATTCCAGAATATTCCTTATGTACTCCTGCAACCGGAATACTTTCAGGCGCAATTGCCGTGTGCACTCGGCGTTCTGTACGTCGACGGCCAGGTCTTCATCGGCATCACTACTTGGTAGCACCATTTTGCACGGGGGCTGCATCAACGTCGTATCCGGGGATGGAATTAGCATTCTCGGCGGCGCGTCGTTTGATTGACACCCGTTCAGGATGAAACTCGCAAACAACACGGCCAGGGCGGGTAACGTATTTGATAACTTCACGGGTGATAGCCTCCGCATTTTCTTTACCTTCAGATTCGGCGGCGGCGGCCTTGGTATCGTTCTGCTGCTGCCGTTGTGTTTTCTTCGCTAACTCGGCCTGTGCCTTCTTTTGTTGCTGTGAAACAAGATTCTCTCGGCCTTCTACCCACCCGCTTCTGTAGTTGTACTGGCCGTATAACCACAAGGAAAGGATGCCAGCTGCCGTGGTTAATGCGGTTACTTTCCAATTCATGGTATCCCCTTTCTTTATACGCTAAGCCCGGCGTAAGCCGGGCGTTAAACTCGTATATCTGTAAACCTTATACGGCGAATCTTAGTTAAATACTGAAAGCAATATAGCTCGGCCCTTCCGAATGCGTTCGCGGTTACGCTAGGGCGCTGCGGCGCCCGCTTCACGCGTCCGCACCGCGGTACGCTGAAAGCGTAGGTAGCGTAACATAAAAAATAATAGAAGTCTACTTTTTGAATAAAGTATTCCTGAATTTACATTGGTAAGGAATAACTGGAATAATGGTGTGTAAAATTAAGGCCCCTTGACGGGGCCTTTCGTTACTCAGGTTCTGAGACCTTAGCCGCTTTACTTACCACCGATACCCCGTCAGCATCTACCGCCCTGACGAAATACTCCCCCGGGTCTTTAACAGTTAGTTCACCCTCAACGTACGGGACGTTGATCACCTCTTTACCATTTTTAAACCATTGCAAATCGTAGGGCGCTTTGCCACCTTTCACGACAACGGTTAATTTTGCGGAACCGTCTTTCAATTCTACATCTGCTGGCTGTGTATCGAAGTACACATCACCTGCTCCGTCCAGATACGGCACTTCGTACAGGACGCCGTCCGAGATTGTGGTCAGTCCTGTCTTATCTGCAAACGGCATTTCGTCCACCGATTCACCGAGAACCGATTCATCTTTGATATACACGACACCTTCACCCGCACCAGACACACGGGAGTACTGAACTACACGTCGTGAAGGCACATCTTTAACTTTGAAAAAGCCCATCTCTATTCCTCTTTCAGATAATCGGCAACACGCCTATCGAGTTCCGCCATCTCTTTAAGAGTTAACGGACGCCCGAATCCGTCTACCGATATTACACGAAATTCTTCCGGGGTTATCCCACTATTACGAAAAATCTTACCCCTGACAGGACCGAGCGCTTCGTCCTGGAACCACGCCGGTTGTTGTTTAAGGAACTCGTAATAGGTGGTGTCTGCGCTTACCTGCTGGCCTCCTTCTGCACCCCTCGCCGCTCGTTTTGCACCCTTATCCAGGAAGTCGAATTCGGAACTTATTACCGGTGCTGTACTCGACCGACAGTTCGGATGCGCTGGTGGTAGCGGACCTTTGCCTATTTCGTACTGCATAGAATCTCGCGAACGACAAACAGCCGAAGTACGGGAATCAAGGGTTGATACCCACTCGTATTTTGTAATGATGTCGTCGTTCTGAGCGTAAACCTGTTGCCGCGCTTCGTTGGATACGTGCGCCAGGGCGGTACGGATAACGGTAGCGGCGTTACGCTCGGAGATATCAGCCAGTCCGCCGGGCCCGACAACGTTCTTAACTATCCGCCGTGTGGTCATACCCTGTACGAATCCAGACTTAACGCCCATAACCAAGCGATTCACCTCGGCTTGCCGCCATCCGCCCATTAACGAAACAAAATCAACCGGCTTTTCGCTTAGTTCAAGTGGTGCGAAAGTAGTGGCGGCCCATACTTGTTCGGCGGCCGGTGTTACGAAATTAGCGTTAACGTTGGTCGACAGGGTTTTTACGTTCCAGTTAACTTCATAGTCTGAAAGCTCACGGGCATCAGCCAGTAGCTTCTCATACCACCCAGACGTAATCCCGTTCAGTGCTTGCTCAAGTTCCCGCAGCATGGTGGTAAGTCTCGCCGCCGTTCTGCTGTCATCACCAAACAACAACACCTGCCGCTTAACCTCATCGCGCATCTGCTGGATGAATGGCGCCAGGTCTTTTACTTCGCTACTGGCGTTGCGTTGCAGCCATATTTGATGGCTGATTAATGATGTAAGTAGTGGCATATATCCCTCCTGTTTGCGTTGTTGATGTATCTTAGCATGGCATAGGTTATTCCTACACAAACACCTAAAAAAGTCTAATTTGCTATAATTTTGCGTATTAATGTTTGCATAAACAAAGAAATTAGGAATATAATTTAAGTGAGGCAATTAACTGAGGAAAAAGATATGAAAGCGCAGACTTTAGAGTTCCCCTACGGTGAAATTGAGTTCACCAGCGATGAGTATATTGATGCGTCAACACTAACCATTCAAATGAACCAATGGAGATTTGATAATGGTCTTCAACCAAGAAATCTTGCGCAGATACTGAAAACGGACGACTGCAGAGACTTCATGCGTGTTTGTGAAGAGGAGACTGGCGTTGTTCCGTTGAAAACAACGAGAGGGAGGAACGGGAAAACGTGGTTAAGTCTTCATTTGGCGGTATATATTGCTGAGCAATACAGCACTTATTTCCATTTCCTCGTTATAGACCGTTTCTTAACTCAACGGCAGGTAGAACTCCGTAACATTGGTGCTGTTAGTTTTGTAGAACTTAATGCCGCCGTTAGCCGGATGATTGAGCGTACGGAGGGTAGGATTGGGCGTATCGGTCACTTCATACATGTGGCGAATGCGATAAAAGAGTCTATAGATATCCGTGAAGTAACCGGTTTTGATACTTGGGACTCTCAGGACGCCAAAACTAATCAATTACGGAGTGATATTCAAAAGGCTATGGTGACGTTGTTGGATATGGAAGCAGTCAACTCATGGGATGAGCTGAAAGAGACGATACCGCGGGTTGTGCGTAAATGCGCGGCTAATATCCGCTAAAACTAAGGCCCCGTAATGGGGCCTTTTTCTTTACTCCTGTTGTTGTTGTGCCGCTTGCGGAATCTCCCCCGCTACCTGAGTAACAGCACCCGACGGCAAAGGTGCATCTTCAATAGCGTTCAGAATATCCTCGTCGGTCCAGTCAGTCACCCCCGCCTTACGCAACGCAGCGTAATAAGCAGTGGCGGGCAGTAATCCGGCATTAATGTCTGCCATCCACGCGGCCCTGTCCTGTGCTGTCATAGGTTGCAGGAAGAAATCCATGTTAAGCCGGAACTCGACTTCAGTATCTTCTGGCTTACCCAACATCATAGCAACCCATCGTAAAGCATCGGTATACGCCTGACTTACGTTACGAGCGATTGTGGCCATAACGGATGTATCGGCGCCGCGTTGGATGCGCGCGGATTCTGCGGTAATTTGCTGAGATGGTGTAATAAGTTGGGCACCAATCTGGATAGCCTGCTGCTCTTTGTCCAGCATATTCTGGCGGGCAAGGTTGTTCTCGCCTGCCTGGATAAGCTGGGCGCTGCCGCCGTACCCCAGGTTATGTCCGCACCGACTGCCAAATTTGATGCCGTTGGGGTTCGCGTCCTTGAACGACTGCGGTGTTAAGTTCTCGCCTGGGTAGATAAACAGGGTCGGCTGCCCAACAACGAAGCTGGATTCTTCGTTGTCCGCGCTGTTCCTGTAGTGCCCGATGTTAAGTTCCGCGAGTGGTAGTAGCGGAGCGTCGTCAATGGTGGCGTCGTTATTGGTCGCCCCAATAAAGGTAAACGGAATTACGCCACGTAACGACTCCCCTAAATCTGGGTAAATCTCCACAACCTCTTCCTGAGCTCCGCCTTCCGCATCGAAACGAAAAAGACGTTGACGGTAGTTGCCGTCGCTATCCATGTCCAGCACGCGGTACTGCTCGCCGTATTTAGTTTCGAACTCGTTTCCAGGTTCGTGGTACTCCCATGTCTCACGCAGCACAACCATAGTTACCCGGTTTACAGAACCTACGCGCGTGAGTCGCCAGTTAACGATGTTCTCAGTCGTGTAAAAAGCGATTGTAGGGTTAAGCAAGCCCGCGTTCTGTTCGGCAGCCGTAGCTGCGCCTGTTTCCGGGGCGTCAACAAGAAGACCACCACGACCTACTGAGTCAATCTCCATGAGCGTGTCCTGCGCATGCTGTATTAGGCCTACACCAGACCCATCTGCATTTTTAAGCAGGTATTCCAGCTCCTTCGGAATATTGATTTCTGGTTCTTTGCGCATGACGCTACCGACCATTCCCGACAGCGTTCGCCGGGTGAAGTTGTATACGATGCCGCCCGCCTCGTATTCTGCCTGACGCGCTTCGCCGTATGCTTTATCTGGTTCATTAAGGCCGACGTTGCGTAAGTAGCCAACCAGGTCCCCAGCAAGCGCATGGCGCACCTTCTGCCATTTCGGTGCGTAGTGCAGCCATTCGCGGTGCTTGGTTTTTACGCCAGAACCCTGGCCGTTTGCTGTTAACATTTAATAATCCTCTTAAAGTGCAAAAGTAACCGGGATATGGGAAACAGGTTTAACCAACGGCATTTCGTAGGCGATAGGGTATCCTGTCGCGTCGTTCTGGTGGTCGTTGCCGCTTGTCTTATCCGGTATACCGTTTTTATCGTAAGCCTGTTGCTCCAGGCAACGTGCTGTAACCGGGCAAGCCTGCTCGTTGACCATTAATCTACCAGACTCCAGCGCTTTATTCACCGATGCTACACGGTCTTTAACCGCAGGGTTAACTGATTTCGCACGTATCTCGAAACCCGCGTTCTGTAATTGGGCAATATCTGACGTACTGGCATCAGTCGATTTACGGTTCTTGCCGCTGGCGTCCGGGTACATGACGATGTGGTGGCCATGTCGTTTCCACCGCTCGGTAATCTCCCTGACCACATCCGGGGTGTCGAACATATCCACCAGCTCGGCTACCGCGTGCCAGACATACTCACGCTGAACATACACGGTGCTAGCCATATGCCCGACGTTAAAGTCCTGCCCAATATACAAAGTTTCACCCGGTTGTATAGTCTCCCGGCTGCTGTGTTTTTTGCGGACATAAGCGTAATAAACACTGCCAGATGTCAGGTTAACAAATTTGCCGTCGATGTAGGCATCAATTAACTGGCCTGGATACGTATCCCGCAACGACTGCACATAATCTTCCGGGAGAAATGGATTGGAGGTAGTCGGGGCCTGAATCATTTCGTAACCAGGGTTCTTTTTTACAGCCCATCTGTCGTGCACAAAACGGAAGCCTTCTGGCGTCGTAAACACCGATACTGTATTAGCTGGCTTCGGGGTAATTGGCCGATATGTACGCGGCAACTGACGGTTACGGGCGATAACTTTGTTCCAGGCGTGCTCGGCGTGGTCTTTATTTAACGTGTCCAACTCGTCGATTTTTGCGCGGAACGATTCGTAGCCAACAATTCGTGCTGGATTATCCAATGTGCGAAGGACAAAATCCCCGAATTGCCCGGATGATGTATAAATGATGTTGTCAGATTTATTGTACTTGTAGCGAATACCCCAATCGGATAGCTTCTCTTCCATACGCGGGGCGAGGATAAGGCGCACCAGGTCGTATGTCGGTTCATACATGGCGATAAGTGAATCACTACCACCTTCCATGCTGTCTAACAGGGCGGAGTTGCACATGACTTCCGATTTACCTGTGCCGAAGCCAGCGACGAAGGCCGGGAATTTACAATGCAGATTAAGGAACGCGCCTTGCGGTTCCGTAGCTGTGATATCAACGTTCACCGGACACCACCTTAATAGTTACTTCGCTAATTGGTTCGTCGCGCGTTTCTTCCACAACAGTTTTATTAAGCCCAAGTTTTGCTGTGGCGAACGTAGCGGATATCCCAGCGGCACCGGTCTCAGTGAAATACGCCTCTTCCAGGGCTTGTGCTGTCTCATATGCTTCGGCGAATGCAGGAACCTCTCGGAGCCATAGCTTGATAATCGGAACGGTTACGCCTATGTGTAGTGCGAAACGGGCCAGTGATGGCGGTTTATCCTGGATAAGCGGGCGTTCGTCGCCTTTAGACGTGGGTACGAGTTCCCATGACGTGCGGTCGAAGAACCGGATTAATTCGTCGCAATAGTCCGGGTCCCATAGTTCGGCGGAATGTCTGGATGACTGATACAGGCTTTGTTTACCACGCGGACGTTTACGGCGACGGTTTGCGTTAACCGCTTCTTCGTGCGCGGCAGCCACTACTTCGGCGTCAGGCTGTTTTAATTTGAGTTTCATGCAATCCTCTCTTAAATGCGTATGACCATCATAGCGCATCAGACACCCCCTGAGCGTCTATTAAGGATTGTATAGGGAAAGATAGGCCTGTGTACAGAAAAGCCCGCATATGCGGGCTTGTGTCAGTTATATAGGCCGTGTCGTAGTGCTCTTCTACCATCGCCGCCGTAATGGTCGTTACCTGCGGCGATAACCCAGGCGTTCGGGATGATTAGTAATCTCATTTGAAAAACCACAGCAGGATGCCGGCCGCTCCTGATACACCCAAGCCTAAAAACATAGGCCACCACAGATATCGGGGAAGACTGTTAAACACAGTCGGTTGTTTTATTAGCGCACTGAGAAAGGCAAACCAAAACATCAGGTCGCCAGTGGAATCGGTAGCCTTCAAAATCTCAATCATTCTCCACTCTCCTCTTTATAAACCCACCATTTACCTACGGCTTCCCATCGCCACCCGCGACTATGTATGGCTTCGAACCTACGACCAAATACTGTTTCGGCATACCACGTAAAGAATAAACGTATCGTACGCCAGGCACCTCGCTTGCACCCATTAATGCGCCAATACTCTCTCATCATCCTTGTAAGACTTACCGCCTCAACAAATGGCCAAAGAAACAAAATCCACATCAGGTATATAACAACGGCAAGCAGTAATGTTGTGAATCCTATACCCATGAGGATGAGAAAACTATCCATCACCCCTCCAGCTTCATACGGTCGTTGCGCGATAATCCACGTTTCGTGTAGATGACCGGTGACGTTTTCGTATGGGTCATCAGTCGGTTGTTATAGATGACATGTTGCTCGCATTTTGTGTCATGGCGGTACTTGGACAATGTCATCTCATTAAGTCCCGTCTCCCGGCACGTATCCGCTAATGTGCCGTGTGTCTCTATTAGTTTTGGGATACTGGTAATCATTTTTGCTCGCTTTCCTTCTCAAGCCGGGTCAGTAGCATCTTATACGCTTCTAACTGGAATTCTTCGCTCATCGACAGACCTAAATTACTTACTGATTCCAGATACATAATTCGCTGGCGCAACGTCTCTTTACATACTCGTTTCATCGTTTAATCGCCCCGCACTTAACACACTGTCCGCACATATCTTTAGGATTGTAATCAAAATCGTGCGTACACTTATTCAGGTCATAACGATTGATAAGCTCCCGGCGATGTTCGTTAAGGTAGTCAAGCGCGGCCTGGTGTGCCTTAATTTGCGCGTCTACGGCTTCAATCTTGAATTTGCCGTCTGCGGCTTCTACCATCATCTTTTCGTATTCGTTGTTAGTCATAAAACTCATCCTCATCAACGTACTCGTAAGTACCATCGTTAAAATGCAGACACCAAACAGCCTTAACATCTAACTGCGGCATTGAGTGTCTTTCATGGACAACTGCTGTTATTTTTAGCCTTCTCAACTCGGGGGTTAGCCGGGTGTCGCCAACTTTTGGCAACGGTTTACGTCTCATTTCTTCTCACCCCACATTCGATTGAGATACTTGTTCTTGTCCGGCCCCGGGAAACTGTTACGTTTAATCAGTTCCTCGCGTGTCGGGAAGGGCGTGTTACTTACCTTACCGCCCACCTTAAACGTTACTGCTACTTGTCCGTTGTCGCTCATTCCTGCACCTCCCATTCGCATACGTCTACGCCGTCGTAATCATAGGAGGTTCGTTCCACCGCGGCGGCGGCTTCGGCCTTTTCTTCGCTGAGATAAACACCAAGAACGTAAGTGTCCTCGTAGTAATGCCATCCGGATACGATATATACTTTCATTTTTGTTCTCCTGCATAAGCTGCTTTCAGTGTCTGCATCGCGGCGAACCAGAACGCATCCGCTGGAATCCGTGTACTTAGGTTATTAACGGCAATGCGTGCCATCAGTTG